AGCGTGTTTGCGAGCAGTGGGTCGTTTCTAATTGCCCCTCTCGTACCCAATTCGTTTTCTAATGTTATAAATAGTGCGGGTAAACTCATCGTACAAAATACAAATACTGCAAACGCAATGAGAGTAATGGCATTTTATATCTAACTTATTTTAGGCAATGACCCTTGTAACATAAAAACTGAGCAGAATACTCCTGGTGTGGCGAGAGCGAATGTTACCGCTTGTTCAACGTTTGAAATTGCATGAGATATTCCATCACCGCCATGCAGACGTGTTACATGAAATCGTGCATTTGTCTCGCGGTATCCTTGAACAATATAACTTGCGTGCATCGCAGTAGAAGTGCCTTGTATAGTCACAAGTGACGCAAAGCGACCAGCGAACAACATCTTGATAGACCGAGCAGAAACAATATCTGTAACTATAGCTCTATTGCCTAAATTTGTGTTTTGTTCATCAATCGCATTTCTTAAGTAAATACTATTATTCACTAATGCCTGTATCACCGCATTAAAGACTTCTGCGCTGGCTTTATCGGTCGGCTCAAACTTTCTTATTCCTTCTTGAAATTCGGGGTCATCTAATATCTCATAATTTGCCATTTCTATTCCTCCTAAAATTTATCATCAAATTCAAATGCCAGTTCCATTTCTGCTTTCCGTTTTCCTTTGAATACATTAATAACTAGTAAATCACCATCTGTATCATATAGTGCCGCCTCATTAATTTTTGTATTCACCAGCTCACTCTCTTCCAGTACAATGCGATATCTGATGCAATTACTATCAACTTGCCACGATACGCATTCTTTTCTGATAACTTCATTTCGTAGTTCACTAGATGTTTTATCCAGCGATATGAGTTTTCTATTACTATCTTCTGCGCCACTCCCTAATGCAATTCCCTTAATGGGCGGTAATGGTTTTCCATTCCGCGCTTGTAATATTTTCCGTCTGCCAATATTTGTGATGACTTGTTCCATTTAGATTTCCTCCATACTCATCATTTTTCCGTACAACGTATATGTACCATCTAAGTACCATGTTAGCGCATCTACTATCTCATACATTCTGAAATCATGTGCAGTTTCTATTGTTATATCTGATATCCTAAAGAAAAATTGGTAATTATCCTTGGCTCCTACCTCTTTCCACTGGCGCACAATTTCTTTTAAAATATCCAAATCGATATCATTGTCATTTTCGGAATTTAGATTTAAAACAACAACAAATTCTGCCCATCTTGTTTCATCATTGTAAACACTTGTAGCTGGGAGGATTTGCACACTTTCATATCCCAGTGTTTTTATTGCTAATATCAACCCCTCTTTCGTACCGCCTAATTTACAAACATCAGCATACTTTGATATTCTTTTGCGGAAGTTTTCCAATGTTTCCCCTTCATAGCGACTTAATTTTCTATCTGCCGCATGAATTGAAAGCATCTCCTGTGAACAAGTGGCTATCATACCCTCTGCTCTCGCTTTTAAAAAATCCTCTTGAATAATATCGAACCGCCGACCTACAACTTTACACCATGTATACCACATATTAACGTGCTTTTTTACTTGCTTAAAAGGCATCGTTAGCAGGTACCACATATACTCAATAATGTTTTTCTCCATTTGCTTTGCTCCCTAGATACTTTTGACAGTTATGTTGATATCACCAACCACAATAATCTTATCTTTTTCATACTGTACATCAGTAGCTGGCTGTACAATGTCGGACTTTAAATAGTTACCAATATTGTTGCTTAGTGCCTTGATAATACTATCTCTATACAACGTATTTAACTCACCACGAGTCAAGCGCATCATTTCCTTCATTAACGTTGTCGCCTGTTCAGGGATACCATCTGTCGACGAGTGCCTCGATAGATATACTATAATTTCAAAATCTTGCTGAATTACTTCACTCGACTTCACGAGATAATCCTCATAGCTTCCTTGCAATGGTTCTATTGCTTCTGTAACCTGTTTAAGTAGTTCTTCGTTTGCCCCACCATTGACTCCAGTAATGACGATATCAACCGTGGCTTGCCCTCTAGGGTGTCTGTCATTGATATTCGCATACAGCACTCCTGGCACTTCTTGTGCAACATTGATTAGTTTCTCTTTGATAGTTCGTGTTGATAGTTCCGACCAACCACTTAGGCAACGTTCTCGCAAACTTTCTAAATCTTCGATTTCCGTTCCAGCCGCAACAATCCAATCCCCTTCATTGGTGACATGCTCAACACCTTCCATGTGTATAAGTGATATGTTAATTTTATTGCTTGGCAAATTGTATTGACTCCCTCCTGCCTCTGCAACAACTAGCACACGACCAATCTCGGCACCTGCAGGAATGATTGTATCTTCTAACGCATAGAATTTATATTCAACTCCCGCATGGTTTGCTTCTGTTTTAAAACCATGTCCTTTCTTTATCTGCAAAGCAAAATTATTATCATTTCGATAAATGGTGATATATCCAGTTGTTTCTATCGCTTCCTTTCTGCTTTTAGAATAATCAGCCGCTTTTATTTCTAGCCAATCCCCTTGCGCATGCTTGATAAAACAAGCACTTAAAATGGTTCTAGCTAATTCTTTAAGTTCGATAAATATCTTAACTAACAATCTTATAAGATGATAAAATACTCCACCCTTTTTAAAGCTGGTTATCGGGAAATCTGCCTCTTCTAATTCCCGCTGGATGTTTTCCATTTCCTCATCCTCTTCTGGTAACGATATTATATTTTCTAAAATATTTTCATCTATCATGCTAAAATCACCTCTACTCCATCCGACTCTATATCTATATTATGTTCTTTGGTCTCATCCACTTTAGCAAATGTTATATGCACGTAGTATAACCCCTCAATGAAACTTACCTTGATATTAATGCTTGTTGCGTCAATATACTCTCGCTTCGCCAATTTGGCACTAATACACTGCTCAATTTCCATTTCTGCAAATTCATCATGTTCTGCTTGCATAAGTTCCAAAAGTCCATATCCATAACTGTTGTCTCCATCTTCATTTTCATAAAAAAGTTCTGCCTCTTCTGTTAAAATTTCATTTTTTAAATCTTGTATCCAGCAATCGTCACCTTCAAATAATGCGAAATCACCATTTTTTACTAGTGCCTGTCCATTCACATTTAAAGCTATATCGACATCATTATCCGCTATCATCTGCATTTAATTATACCTCCCGATAATGTAGGGATTGCATTCCCCATATAAGAGCAATACAACTGCAATATCATTAATCGCAACTTCTATGTTCGTTTTAACAAATGGAATTTCTGGAAAACTAGCATCTGCCACTCCATTTTTGTCAAGAATTTTGAGAGTACACACATACAACTTTTGTTCTTTTTTAACACTAACGACCCTTGCACAGATACTATTTGGATATGCCATGTGTGGATGATTTTTAGAAATATGCTCGCCCAAGACTTTTACAACGAATCCTTTTAGCATGTCTGACATATCATAATCCTCCTGTAAAACATATATACATACTCACCGCTCCACTTGCATCGCTTTTCACGATTGTTTTCTTTACTGTTGCCACTCCACTGAATTTTTCATGCTCAACTTCGATTTCTTGTCCGTGATGTATCCAAGGTATTCCTAGCGTCTCTGCTTCCCAGTAGCTACCGTATCGCTCCAGACTCATAATTGTTTCGTCCTCTTCGAGGATATACATTTCCTTTTGTTCCTTTTGTGTACCCCAATAAAAAATCCCATCCCGAAAAAAGAAACTAACTTTTATGTTCCATGCGGCATTTAACGCTGTTAATGCCTTAATGCCATTCCGCTCATTGATAACGACAACTTGCTTTTTTTCATACTTGAAATCTGAAAGTTGATAATTTGTAATGCCTGCTTGGATAAGCAGATACCTTACGATATCTTGTGGTGTACAATCGACAAAGGTGTCCTTCACTGTCAATTGCTCTAATTTTGAAAGGTCATCTTTAATCATAATTTCTTGCCAAGCATCCGCTTCTTGTCTTGCGTAACCATCTATCAGCGTATCAAAATCATCCTCGTAACCTAGTTCTACCTTTGCCGCAGTCATTGGCTCGAATTCAAACAACCCCTCCAGTTCTTCAGCTAAGACAACCTTACACCAATCCATATGTGTTTCTTCGCTAGAAAAGCATTCAACTGCCACCCCTTCTGTAAACTCATAATTTCCTATTGTTATCCTAAATTCAGGCGATATCAAATTTTTAACTTTCATCCTCGCCTCCTATTTTGTCAATTTGCTGGCGCTTTTCTTTGCACTTGCTGTACTTTTATTATCTTTAATTGGACTCTTATTTATACTCTTTTTACTCTTACTTGTACTTTTCTTCTTTGCTGTCTTTTTCTTCTTACTCTTTTTCTTAATCTTAATCCCTACAGTCTTTGGTGCCCACAGTTCCAAAGATGCAACGATTTTACTTTGGGAAATTACCTTTGTTACTGTCGCGCTTTTAAAATAAACCTGTCTGACACCACAACTAGCACACTGCGCATTAACAATTCTCATTTTTCTAGCTTTTTTTTGCTTGCTTTTTTTAAAAAGAGCTTGCATATTTTTAAGCTGTTGGTTGGCTGATGTACCCTTTATACTTTCAAAGGTGATGTCAATAATCACCTTTGCTTGGTCGTATCCACTAGGTTGCATTTTGGTAATCTTGCCTTTTTTGTTCGTCACAGTATGAATATTTGCGCTAGATTGAATTTCAATATTGGTGACTTGTCCACCAAGATACTTGCCACCTAATTTTGCAATTTTTTCTCTTACATAAAGCATATGTATCTCCTCTAATCTAGCAGTGGTTCATCTGTTCCATTTTGTGCGTCCGAAATTTCGTCTAAGAGCTTTTGCAACTTTTCGTAACTTTCAATCTTTTCAATGTTAATATTTATTGTATGAATGGTTGTACCTTTCTTAACTTCGTGCGTTGACTTGCTCTCCGCCACTCGTTCCTTAGTTGTTGTTTTATTAGATAAAATTGTTTTTGTTATGTCCGCCCCAACAGATACTGGGTTTGGCTTTGGCTCATCTTTCTCAAAAATTCCATTAAATATAGATTGCATCTTATCCCACAGCAACGCTAATGGAAGTATTGCCTCTGGTCCAGCTTCGCCGCCAGCGTGTATCATATTACCTGATGTCGCAAACGCTGTTGGTTTTGTCATAATACCACCTTTTGCATGCCAACTTATTCCGAATGATGGTACTGATGGCGGTGCAAGACTAAATCCACCTGACATACTTATACGTGGCAGTTTAAGGCTTGGTAACGACCACGAAAAGTTAAAGAACCCCTTAATCGCCGCAATGGCACTTCCTACCGCATCTCTGGCATTCCCAATTGTGGTGGAAATCGTAGTAAAAATCCCATTAAACACTGTGCCTACCGTACCTGTAATACTTGATATTGTTCCGCTAATTCCAGTGATAACCCCCGATACAGTACTTGATATACTCGTCCAAACTCCTGTAACAATGCCTGAAACCGTAGCAAAAATGTCTGCCACTATTCCTATAATTGTTCCAATCACCTCGACAATTATTGAAATAACACCCGCTATAAAGGTAATGATTGGCGTAATCACTGCCATGATTGCTGATATCACTAGTCCAATAAACGAGATAATTGGATTGATTATTGCCATCACTGCGCTAATCACATTTACAACAACTTGTATAATACTGGTAATCACTGGTATCAATGCCCGAATAACTGACATGATGACTCCAATAATCGCAATCATTGCTGGCATAACAGACGTAACCACATTCATAACCACTTGAATAATATTCGTCAACACTGGCAATAACGCTGACACTAATTGCGCAATCATCGGTGCTACTGCTGATACAACTTCACCAATCATTTCCGCTAATTGCACAACAAACGGCAATAACTGATTAATCAAATCAATCACTACTGGTAATACCGCCCCAATAATCTCTGTGAGCGAACTAATCAATTGTCCAATCACTGGCAATAGTGATGCCATAACACTTTGCAGTGCTGGTAATACTGCCGCTACAACTCCACCAATTGTGCTACCTAATGTTGTAAATAATGGCACTAGTTGTGCTGATAATGTTGATACAAGCGTTTGTAGTTCTGGTGCAAAATTTTTAAACATGAATAGCAGTAATTTCAGTGGCGGGAATATTTGACCTAAAATTATTGTGAATATTGTACCGAAATCGCCAACGCTACTAGTTATTCCTAAACCACTTTTTAAGCCATCAAAAAAGCCTTTAATTGCATTCCATAGATTTTGTACAATAGGTACTGCTGTTTCAAACATTGCTGAAAATGCTGGTCGCATAGATGACGCCGCACCTTGAGCTGCTGTTACAACACTGCCAAATACTCCTTCGACTTGCGGTGCTAAATTTCCTAGCGAAGCTCCCGCACTATCAAACATGGTACTTATCTTCGGTTTCAGATTATCAACAACACTTGAAATTTTATCCTGGACACCACTCCAGACTTCAAAAACTTTTTCCCGAAATGCTGTGTTTCTTACCATCAAGAAACCGAACACTCCTGCTAATGCCAAGACTATAGCGATGAGAAGCCCCATCGGAGACAGTACAAATCCTACTGCTGTTACCAGCCCACCAAATCCACTAACGGCAGTTCCAACAATTTTCAACACTGGTCCGATACCAAGTAAAAACGCTCCACCAATTAGCACACCTTTTTTTATTACCTCTTGTATCGGTGGGTCTAATCCCGAAAACTTATCCCGCATTTCTTGCACTTTACCGATTACATCTGTAAATGCTTTTCCAAATCTAACCCCTAAATCCTTTGCTTTGTCCTCGAGGACTCCCAAGCTGTCATTAAATTCACTTATGAGCGGTTTCAAAGTAGAGAAGAAACCTCCACCCGACCCACCAGCATCAAGGAAATTTGCGCCAATTCTTGATAAAGATGCACCAATATTCTTTATTGAAGCAGTGAACGATGCTTCGCCCATTTTCTTTGCTGCGCCACCGATGTTATTTTCAATCGCCGCTAAGAATATCTCTGTGGATATTTTTCCATCCGCCGCAAGTGCTTTCACCTCATCCGCCGCAACTCCTGCTTCTTTTGCGAGCCATTGATATATTGGCAAACCTCTATTAGATAGTTGCTCAAGGTTTTGCGTCATGGCTTTTCCTGACGTTTGCACCTTGTTCATTATTTGCCCCATTTCTGACATTTCAATACCCGCAATAGCGGCCGCATCTGCTGTTAATGACAAATATCTTGTTAACTCTGCGCCTAATCCCACTCCTGCAGCAACCGCTCCAGCGGCAGTTGTTGCCGCTGCATCCATACCGTAACTTGTACCACGTACAGCATCTAATGCCGAGTCTAAGATTGCTGTTACACTTTCTACTGTATGCCCAAGTCCTAGTAGCTTCGCTCGTGCATCATCAATACCTGTTAAACGTGCAAATCCCTTTGCGAGTATTAGCGTGCTTAATGCCGAACCAGCAATAAGCGCAGGCTTTGTAATATGGCTATCCAGTTTACTACCAACCGAATGTATTTTATCTCCAGCGGCACTAATAGTATCTCCTGCCGCCTTAAACTCATCTCGAATACTACTACTAGCCGTTTCCGCTGTTTTTAAATGTTTGCTTAAGGATGTTGCCGAAGTACCAGTACTATCCATGGATTGCTGCATATCTTCAATACTAGCTGTCGCACCCTTAGCAGGACTTGACATCTGGTCTACCATATTCAGTATTACAGACAATTTATAAATTGCATCCACTACCTCGCACCATCCTTACTATTAATCGGAATTCATTTCACTCATCACTTGTGCCACTGCGCTTTTAAAATCTTCAACTTTCATTTCCCTAGCGCAATTTGCCTTTGCTATCAGTGCGTACAAATCATCAAAGCTGATTGTTTCAAAATTGCTAGGCAACAAGTTTGCGGGCAAATATGTTCTGGCTAAAAGTTCGCCATACTCTACCAAGCTATTTTTTATTCGTTCTTCGCCATCTGCTATAGCTTTTTTACTGTCGTGTTATCTCCAAGACCAAGCATCTTCAGTAGCTTTTCTGCAAAGGTAATAGCCATTGCTGGGTATTCTTCCAATCCCTCTTCTAGCTTTTTGCTTTGCTCATCCACAACGTTATCAAGCACAAATGACATCGATGCTACTGACATTGATTTACTCGCAGTTTTAATGTAGCGGTCGTATGTTGTTGGCTTTGGCTTTCTAAACAAAAATCCCAATGTCTCTTCTGTTTCATCGTCCACCTGCACCGTATGACTAATTTCGTACACCTTTTTTCCTGCGTATTTCTTTTTCAAATCTTCAAATTTAGCTTCTGCCGTTTTGTTTTCAAATCCTTCTACACTCATTTTTATCCTCCATTTTTGTCAAAAATATTGTTAATAGTTACGCACTTAAGTTGTTAATCTTAATTCCACCAACTGCAAATCCATCTAAGTCGACCTGCAGTGATTTATCTCCTTGTGCCGCCTTAAGACTACGCTTAGAGAAAACCACGTTTGTCAATGTGTCTGTACTGGTTTTTTTGCCAATATCCGCGTACGATACAGTGATTTTCGGGATAATGTAGCCATAAAAATTCTTAGCACCCTTAGACCGCATAACTTTGCACATTTCATCAAAGTCTTCACGTTGTAGACTAAGCTTCACACTATTTTTTTGATTGCCAGTTCCAAAACCTCTAATTCTCCCTTTTTTACCATATATCGGTTCAATTTCTTGTTCATCATCGTAACTTATTTCAAGGGGTTCGATGTTATTCATGCCCGATGCTGTAATCGCCACCGATGACCAGTCAAAAGCCTTGCCATTAATTAATCCCATTTTATTCCTCCTATTCTACTAACTCTGTCGTATTCGGATTTTCTACCAAAAACGCCACTTGCATCGCTCGTATATGTCCCATTTGCACGTAAGTTACAAATACCTCAATCTCTTCTTTTGTGCTCAAATCTATATTATCCGAGTCGATTGTCACCTCGCCCGAACTAATAATGCCATCCGCAAGTGCCGCTTCTAATGGAATATTTGCTTCTGCCGCTATCCGTGCTAATTCAACTTCTTGGTCTGCTGGGTCAATTTCAACCTGCAGTTCTTCCAACAATTTCTCGCGAACAGCTTTCACAAGACGATTTGACACGCGCACATCTTCTGCATACGGGTAATAGCTACTATCTGCAGCAAACATTCTAGCTGATGTTACAAAATACTCATCACGACCTGCGTACTGTCTAAAAGTCAAATATCTTGCTTCATCTAGCTCCTCAGTACATTCCTCAATTCCTGTTGGTATTAATCCCAACATTTTAGAGTTTGGCACCGCAAAACTTTTTACCTCGCCAATAGATTGCGACTCTCTTGCATTGCAATACATACCTGTCACAATTCCTGCATTATTTATTATCTGCTCTCTACCATCCATGCGTATATATCGCGAATGACTAAGAACAACTTGGACATAGGCACTTGTAACATTTTTCCTTTCATTTAACATGGCTTCTACATACTCATATGTATCTTCATCGGTAGATTTCCCTCTTGCTTCGCATACAAAGAAGCATGGCTTTTTATATGTCGCAAGAAAATCTTCTGCGACTACACCAAGGGTTGTCCATAACGCTTTTGAGGTTGCGCCAACAATATGGACGAACTCAAATGCAATATTATAATTGACAATTTTGTAAATTGCTTCTAATACCATGGCATTATTCATCGTCGGTGCTGTTGTCATAAATTCAAATGTATCATCTGCGTCAAAGGCTCCCGCACCATCTTCGAATTTCAAGGTTAGCCCTGTGTGCGGAATATCTACTGTACCAGTGATTGGAATGGTAGACTCGTTTGTGTAACTGTTTCCTCCGTCAATCGAGTATATAAAAGTTCCCTCGTTACTAGCCCCACCTTCAATAATTTGCACCAAAATTTCATATGCATTATTTGGTGTTCCTAATAATTCGATTGTTCCAGCTCCTTCTGCCTTTGGTTCTACTACAGTAATATTCCCTGCAATACTCGCTACAACTGGAATACAATAAATCATCTGTGCGCCCCATTCAAGCGAGTCCATACACGCATCTGTTAGCGGTGTTTCACCAAGTAACTCTTTTATTTTTGCAATTTTCATTGCACCAGTAATTAAAATCGGAACATCACTGACTGCATCAGAAATACCAATTTTAAATTGTACTCCTCTGCCATTTTGATTTTGTTGTGATGGACGACCATCTACAACCGATACATGAACATCTCCGTACATTATCCCTTCGCCTCCTTTGCTCTACCATCTACTGCAGCGTTTAGAAAATCATCTACAGCGGTTTCAAATTCTGCCTGCGTCACTTGCTTACCTGTTCGCCAGCCATTCGCAGCCTTAACTCCCGCAAACACTGCATTACTAATCTTCAATTTGCTTTTCAGCTTTTCAATTGTTTCCATTTAGCTCCTCCTTCTTGATTTGTACTTTCGCACTTATCTTTTTCATTTCTTTATCTTCATAGATGCCACCATCGAACGTAACAGTAAATTGAACACCTGTTTTAGATTTTAGTACGCTATCTTGCTCATCAACCCAATCTGGGTTTCCAAGCTCAATACCTACCCAGCTTCCATCAATCACAATTCCTGTCTTAATTTGCTTTAAGAAGTTTACCAAAACTTCATCACATCGACTTTCTTTGCTATCCGCAATAACCACTCGGTAAATCCGTTCTCGTTGCCACAGTTTATACCTACGTTTTTTTTGTCCATTTTCGTCTATAAACATTTTTTTTGAACTCAAACGCTTTAGGTTTTCACTAATTGTCAGCACCGCCCCAGTGTGTACCTCATTACTTTGCTTTAGCTTTTTCATGCTGGTGCAAATGGGTGTTTTAATTCCCGACTTTTTCAGCAAATCAATCAAATATTCTTTTTCGTTCACGCTAATCCTCCAACAACTCCATTAATTGTTCTTTGATATCGCTTTCATCTTCAGCACTAACGCCAAGAAACGGTCTGGCTGGGATAGATACTGTTACCGACTTTACCCTTACCCAATTACCACCAATTTGAAATGCGAGGAACTTTCCTTTTGCGCGAATAGTTCTTGTATCGCCAAACTGATGAGTGGCCGCTCTAATATCATTCGTTCCAACGGCCAGGCCATCGCCACTCACTTGCGACCTAATGCTATTACGCAGTGCTGACGATGCCACAAGTGTCTTACCGCCCTCTTTAGCCCTTAGAGAAGGTTGCCATCGTTCTCCACCAGGTGATGTCTCGCTACCAAAACGCTCTATTGTCGATGTTCTGAGTCCTTCGGCAATACTTGTCATAAGTCCCCTAAATTGTATGTTACCAAGCTTCCTAAGCTTTGCTAACAACGCTTGGTTTTCTCCGCCTATCTGCGCTCTAACTGATGACATATCATCACCAACCTTTCATATCACTTCTTGAAAAACGTCTATCTGATGACTTCATGCGAAAACCATTAGCCGCTGATTGTGTGGAATTATTTTCCTCGGTATCAATATCAATCACCCCTTTGGCTACTTCAAGCAAAAACTTAATAGCCGCATTGTACCTAGTCAAAAAGGTCTTTTCTCTTTCGCTTTCATCAACCCCATGCCTTGATACTAAGTTATAAACAGCAATATCCTTTGCATACTTGGTTATGACGGCTACTGGTCGTTTAAAAGGCACTTTGTACCGTTTTGCAAGATATCCATTTATTTCCGCAGCTGCATCGGCAATCGCATCTTCACACAATGTCTCAATTTTCTGCTCTTTTTCCTGTTCATCTTCGATGTACTCATCACCAATGATGACATTCTTCATATCGTCTTTAATCATGCCAAGTACTTCTAAAACGGTACAATAACTCATATGCCCTCACTTTCTAACCTTACCCTTCGGCTTCTCCCGTGCTACCGTATGCCATCTGCCAGAAACCATATCCTGCATTACTTCGACCATCTGCACCATAGATATATTTATCTTGCATAAATACATTTGTATCTGTATCTTTTGTAAGCGATGTAAATTTAATTGCTTTACGCACTTGATAAATGAGCGGTTTTAAGAAACTTGTTGTACAAAGCAGGTACCACGCATGTTCGCCCGCACCTGCAAGGCTTGGCTCAACTAGTAATTCTGCTGTTCCCTTTAGGATGTTTGTCGTACCGTTAATTTGGTCGGCAGTAAGTATCATTCTAGCCGCTTGCTCATTTGCTGGTGATACCACTAGCAAATTTGGTACTACGTTTAATCCCTTGCCCTTATCACCTGTTATACTCATCATGCTAGTACGTGCTTTCATATAACTTTCAGCACTTAGCTTTTCTTTGCCCTTATTGCTAAATTTCTTGTCACCACTTTCATGGTTATCCGCGAAAAATGCCTTGCCATCATAGCACTTAGCTTTAAAACCAGCTTTTAGTGCATTAAAGACTAATTCATCTGGATGACGTGCTGCCATATCCCCCATGCTAGAAAAATATGGCGAATAGATGCCGTATACATCATCTTCGATTTCATCTCTAGCGACACCATAACTAGCTTCAAATTTCAGATTTTTGATTGAGTAATCATGTGCTTCTAATGATTGTAATTCTCTTTCGCCAATCCATTCTCGCATTCCTGGCATTTGACCCAGCCATTTATAACTTTGCTCCCTTGTTGCACTTGGCACCACAGTTGCAATTTTTTGATAATTCGTTGCGGCGGTGTCAAAACCTTTGTTAAACGCTGTTGAATATGCAACAGCTAAACCATGTAAATTTGCTTGATTGACTAACATATTTTCTTTCCTCCTAGACTGCTGTCATATCTACAGTTACACCATCTGCATCTACTGCTAAAATTGTTCCTGCAACAGAACTATCTGCAGATGTCATTGTCACAGTTACATCATCTTTGATGTAACACTTTTTCATGATGTCTGTTTCTTCAATTGTGCCATCATTTTCCCACACAAAAGTTCCTCGTTTCGCTTCAGTGGATACTTCTCCGTCCACTCCAGCATGATTATCACAAAACTTCTCAATTCGACCAACTACTAAAACATCTTTTTTTGCTGTAGCCGTTTCTGCATAGCCATCTTCGTTAAGTACAGCAATAGTGTTTTCTGTTAATACCGTTTCCTTTGCCACTGGCAATACCATTATCTGATTGCCTAGCTTCTCATTTCCTGTTCTTATCATTGTTATTCTCCCTTCTGGTGCTTCTCTACATCGTCAACACTTATGCCACACGCTTTCAACACCAATGCTTGTGCCTCGGCATCTATACTTGCCATCGGTGCATCCACTGTTTCAACTTTGTCAACAGGCACAACGGCTGGTGCTTTTTCAACAAATTTGGCAAATCCATTTGCATCCTTTAATGCGTAAGCCATCGCCCAATCTTTTTGTGTTGCCGCAATCTTTCCTGCTTTTAGGGCACTCGCTACTGCTTCATCGGCACTTTGTTTTTCTATCCTTTGTGTCAGTGCTAAAACCTGTTCTTGCACATCTGTACCGCCAGATTTCAATGCCATAATTGCCGCACTAACGTCTTCCGTCTTAGCATCTTCGCCAAGTTCTAGCAAACTTAATACCGTACTGTTTGCTACAACATTTGTTGATGGTGTTGTTACGCCGGCATCTCCACTATCTCCACCATCTGCAGGCGGTGTCGCTTCAAGTTCCTTCACCTGCTCGACTGCCTTTGCCGCCTTAGCTAAGGCTTTTTCAACCTCATCTTCTGTTGCTTCATCATTAAGTCCCAATGCTTTTGCTACTTCTTTTAAATCCATGTTCTTTCCTCCTTCGATTGTTTGATAATTTTCTATATCAACGGAGTTTACTATCGCAAACATACCGTCAATTGCTGGTGTATTAGTAAGTGCCACCGAATGTATCGCTGTCAACTTTTTGTCATCTTTACGGACAATCACAACCGGTGATAGATACTTATACTCTTTGTTTTTTAGATACTCCATTGCCCGCTGTGTCCATTCGACCTTTGCAATAATGGCATCATCTCCTTTATGTATTTCTTTAATCCACCCTCCCGCTGGGGCTTGCCCATTTGATAGCGTTTGATGTTCATAATCAACAACTAAATCTAACTTTCTCGCATCAAATTGTTCCTTGACTAATTCAACGCTTTCATCATCAACCATGAATGTACCCTTTTGAGAATGCACCATCCCAAGTGGCACAATTTTTATCTCACTTGGTACGTCAGATACGTCAATTTTATCTCCTGTGCATACAATTACGTCACTCAATGCTCTAACTCCTTTCTTCGTTTCGCCAACAATAGCGTTATCACGCGTGCTAACGCGGGTGTTTTGCGTTTCTCGTAATTTCCCTTACCTAGTGTCTTAAAATCGCTATATGGCTAAATTAAGCCCTATGCTTTTCTGTTGCTAAAAAGACTTTTTACGGTCTTTGCAAAATTAGATGTATCTGGCCTCCATTCTTCCTTGGCAGGATTGACACCAAAACCATCGTCTGGATATCCTGGCACCTTTTCAGCACTTGATATCTCCAGTCCTTTTCTTTCGACTTGCCCCTCTGTAAGAGACACGACAATACATCGACACCTAAATCCGTTCGGCGGGTACCAGATATCCCATATCGGGTCATCTGCGGGATATACCTTTCCATCCATGACATCGTGGGCATCTCTAACTGCGCTATCACCTGCAGTAACGTATCGCCAATATGGTCTCAATTGTTTTACTGTCGGGTCGGTCATGCTCTCGTAGTGTCCAATCGCAAATGCCGTTTGCACATTTTGCCTAAAAATCGTATCGCTCTTCCATGCGCCTATACCCTTGTATCCATTTTTTACAAGATACTCATTCATCGTTTGCCGAAATTGTTCTTTCGTTTGTCCTTGTTCAATCGCTTCTTGCAATTCATCAAGAAATTTTTGCAATATTTCCGCACTGGTGTATCCTGATACCGTAAAAGCTTTGTTGCGGGCTTGCGCACCTAGCGATTGATAAATGTCCTCTGGCAATACCTTTTTCTGTTTTAAATAAGCCACTGCCGCCTTAAATACAAAATCCTTTGATTGCCCATATATTGCCATTACTCCATTGACCTCCCGATTAGACTAGCTAAATAGATACCTTGCTGAAGCATATCTTGTAATTCAGTTTTATTCATCTTGTCATAAAGAGCCTTTAACTCATCTTCTTTTGACAATTTCATCTGCAACGTTTCAAGGTCATCGCTTTCATCTATCAACTCAAGAATTGGCTTCATCATGTCTTCAAAGATGTCATCCGATTGCTTGTTCGCGATTGCGACAATATCATCCAACTGCTTTTGCTCTGCCTTACCCTCTGTCAAGCTATCGTCTTTTAAGCTGTATGCTTCTGTTCGCTCCCGCTCCTGTCTTGGTCGCGGTGAAAGTACCTCATCGGCATCTTCGGGTTTTGGAATGTTAAACTTCTTATATACGTGTGCCTTTGGTATTTCTAGCCCCATATCACAAGCTAAAGTTTTATATATCTCTACTAACTGCTTTTGGTCTTCTGTTTCTTCTACATCGAAAATGAAAAATGGAAGTTCAACGGATGTACCAAAGTTATATTCGACTAATGGGCGAATGATACATCGGCGAATTGTAACTGCTAATGATTTAGCATCAGCGACAATCAAATCACCTCTAACTTCGTTATGCGTTTTACTTTGTGCATAAGACCCTCCATTACCGCTATCTGACGTCAATGTTTGTCCTAGCACTGCTTTACTTATCTGTTCGTCACAATATCGTGCAAACTTTTCATAAATATCTGCACTAGTTGTCTTGTTCGACTCAATAAATTCAATCATTGTAGATGTCGGAACAATACCTGCCGCATCTGTTCCCAAGCTCACAATTGCATCCATTAATTGTCTCTTATCATCATCAGATGCTGACGCATCATATTTACCGAGACGAAGTGGCATTCCGAATACCTCGCAAAAGCTCACCCAATCTTTTACATTGTAATTTTTAAAGAGATACATCCATGCAACAATCCTTAAAACTCCTGAGCGGCTCGGATGACCCGATTTAGCTTTGTATTGATGTAAGACAAATTTATTTTCTGGTAAAGATATTCCAGTCGGAAACTCTTTAGTACAGATTTTCATTTCATCGCTCATGCTATCCCATATCAATTTTTTAGGATGGATATACTCTATATCTTTGATGATGTTTTGACCTTTAGCATTCACTCCCCAATCAAGTTCCATGATGCTAATACCTTTGCCAATCGCATCAAGCATATCGGTCATTATTTCTTCAAAGTCATCAAGGGCTTTTAGTTGTTCAGCAACAAATTCGGCAACCTGTTTATCAATATCATCCTCGCTAAATGGTTGTACTTCCCAATCCAGTCCAGTGATTGCTAGCTTCCTTGTTTGTAATTGAGAAAAGAGGTGCGTGTCCTTTTCTTCCATCTCTTCAAAAAGTTCCATTTGTGAGCGGACATTTCCTTCATTCGCTTCTCGAAATATTGCTGCCAACCTTCGAGGGTTTAAATTACTAGACGGATATTCAGAATATTTATCATTTACATCGCCAACAGCGATGCGCGCTGTTATTGGTCTTATTGCTCCAGTATCTTTTCGTGGGTCAAACAGCCGTTCTATTTTTTCATGTAAACCTATTCTTTTTGCCACTTTGACCTCCTAGTATGCACCTTTTTTAAAACTCAGCTTCCTCTTTATAATCGTCTTGTAATCAACCTTTTGCGTGATGCCTTTTAGTGACTGTGCAAGTTGTACAGCCATTTGCAATCCGTCTGGTGCATCATCATTTTTTCCCATCGGGAACTCTTCCATTTGTTTCAATAGTGTTTTGTGTTCTCGGTTAAATTTCAAATACTTATTTTTAACTACTGGTTGCAACGACTCAATTCTAAGAATTTTGTTTACTGTTGATTGTATTTCTTCTATAGGGATGTACTCACCTTGCTCAACGGACTTAGCCGCCATCACTTCTTTAAAGTAGTATTGAAACGCTACAACCTCGACACCAAACTTATAAAAACCTTTGCCGTAATCTCTTCGCAACCTGCTATTCATTTCAAACACGTCCTCGATAATTATATCTGGTTTTCGTTTTTCTATAGAAGCATCTAGTACATACATATATCCAGTTTTTGTAGATAGCGCCAAATTGATAATCGAGCTGGTGTCTGATTTTTTGTTTTTGCCAAGCGATGGGTCATTAGAACCAACAAAGATAAACTCACTGTCTGCAAAATTAATCAGCTCTGGTTCATAAAAATCAAACCACTCTGGGTTGAAAATTGCATTGTCTGGGTCGATTGGGTCATTTTGCAACTCGGAGTTAAACGATGCCACACCTTCAGTTACTCGAATTTCCATCAAATCATAATAAGATAACTTTTCTTCCCAAAGGACGCTCGAACCTCTTAACATCTCGATTTCATTTTTTTCATAAAATGTTCGGGCATTTTCTTTATGCTCTTCATCGAATAGGTTTGTGTAAATATTTTCCCATTGTTCCCATAACACCGTATTATCTGCCTCTGCTATAATCGCCCTGTATTTCCTCGCTTTATAGCGTGGGTTTTGCAATACATTATTTAGTAACGAATCATAGTGTAATACCGTTCCTATGTAGATAATATCCGTGTAAGTATCACCAGCTTTAGATACCGCCTTTTCAAACCAGCTTCTAAGCTTTCTTCGCTGTTCTGGAGTGTTGACGTTTTCGTCATTTTCAATATCATCCATAACAATCAAATCTGGGCGCCAGTTACGGTGCTTACGTCCTCGGATTTTCTTTCCACTTCCAATGGCTTCAACTTTTATGTCATTTTTGGTGAGAATAACACCGCTTCGCCATGCCTTATCTCCCTTTAGTCGACCAAAATCTGTGATGATGTTTAGGTTGTCCTCAAGCTCCGTCTTAATGTCTTCCAAAAAGGCTTCTGCTTGCTCTGTGGAGTCGGACAAAATCATTACATAGTGTTTATATTCATATAGGATTGCATGAATGCTATCCTTAAATGTCAAATTCGTACTTTTTGCATGACCACGAGGAGCTGCCACTACTTGACGTGTTCCTCGAAGTCTTGCTATCTTCTTTGCTTCCTTGAAAGGATTTTGTGATTTCATCACCCCTGCTGTCCATATCTCGTCCAGCTCCTCATGAAATACTGGTGACTTTCTGATAAAATAATGTGCTAGATATGCCCTACCAAAATATGATAAGTCAAGGGCTGCTAATTCTTTTCGCAAGCCGTTCATGCCAAATAGCTCTGCGCCATTTTGATATCGCACATAAAGTGCTTCACGCTCTTTTTTATGCCCTGCTTTTCTAAGGACGTACTCTTCAAAGAGGCGCTTTTGATATTCTTCATTGTTCAAAGCTTCAAGGTCGCCCTCTTCGTCAAGTTCCCTTAACCAGCTATCAATATCAAGCATCTTCTATCATCCTTTCCTTAGCGACCTTAAGAATTGCCTTTAGCATCACAGTTGATTTCTCATCTTGCTTAATCACTTTCAGCATTTCCGCTTCCATCTCACGGAATGCAAGGTCAGCTTTTTTCTTCATATCTTGGCGCACTCGGTCTTTATATACCTTTGTTCTGGATAACGAAGCGACCAACCGCCCAGCCTTATCAAGAGGCATATCTGCAAACTCCTCATCTGCTAGAGCAATTTTGTTTACCAACCCTTGCATCGTTAGCATAATTGCCGCTTCCGTATAATCTGCATCGGGGTTTTCTTTAACCACTTGTATCAACTTTTCGGTTTCCGCTTGTGCTGCCATCAAACGTTGCATCGCCGTGTTGGTTCTCATTGCATATCGACCTACCGATGATTTAGAAATTTCATATCCCTCTTCTTTTAGATAAGCAGAAAGATATTCATATGTGTTGCTTGTATCTGCCAGCAACATATCAACTTGCAACCTTAGTTCTTCGGGCAATTCATCAATTTTGCTTGTAATCCGTTTCTTTGTCCTTTGTTTTCCCATTAGACATCAACCCCATTATCCTCGATTGTTCCTTCCGCTAAATCAACACCTGCCTTGGTGAGTTTAATCACGGCATCATTGGCATAAGCATTATATGCTGTTACCTTTTTCTCACTAAATTCGATATATCCTGCACCTTGCAAATAATCCAAATATTTGCTGATGTCAGGCGAAATAATTAGTGATGATGAAACCAATGCATTTGACAATGAGCGAGTTAATGCCGTATTGTTATAACCTTTTACTAAACAACGAATGATATACCCCCTAATCGCCTTGTTTTGTCTGATTTCTGCTTTTTCCAATTCATTCAATTTATCTCACCTCTTTCTGATTAATCTTTTCCACTCTTTTGCAATAGCAATTTGTCTATCTTGCCATCAATGCTGCGCATCCTGTCCTCAACACCGTTCATTGACCTAAAAAAATCTTCTCGTAAAACAAAAGTCGTTGCAAAGTCACCCTTAATATTACTTATCTCTTTTTTGATGTTTGCAATATCTCCCTCTGTCTTATCTTCTATCCTGTCAATGCGCTGGTTTACTTTTTCGTAGTTCTCTTTATTTTGCTTTTTTATCTCTCCGACTGTTTCTAATATTCCTTTTAGCCAGTTCCTTGCCAAAAAAATGGTGATGCCAATTCCTGCCGTCATGATTCCTGTCATAACATCTGCAAATGTGATTACATATCCATTCATACGTTATTTTTTAATGAGCTTATTAGCTAAATCGCTCACCCTTTCCCAGCCGTCAATGGCAGTTAGTGCCACAATAAATGCTGCGATAAATGACGCAAATACCATATACCATTCAAGCGCAATACCAAAGTATGCCGCTAAGCCAAACAGCGATGCTGGGCATAATATTAGTGCCACAATAATGACTACTAACGCTGGCGGGATAGCCCATATTTTTTTAAGTATCTCCGTGATGCAGGACACAGCAAATGCTAACACTCCAATAAACACTATTGCCAATGATATTACTTGTGATAAATCTTTAAAAATTTCCATGAATTTTCCTCCTTGAATTTTGTGTTTTTATGTCGGGGATAAACGCAAATAAAGAGCATAGACTGTGTCTATGCTCTAATATTAATACTTTTCCTTGGAACTCTTCAGGGGAACTATTTCCGGGAAATATTTCCCGAAAAGCTTTCACATTGATTTTACCCATTCCCTCATGTCCATTTGTCCATACAGCGGTTCATCCTTTAGGATATTAGCAATTTGTTTCACGGTCAAATTATATCTCTCCGCTAATTCTTTACCATTATAACCGTTCCACTCTTTTTTTATTCGCCTATCTCGTGCTGGCGCGATAACACTTTCAGCTTTCGGAAAATATAATTCATCACCTCTAGCATAATTACTTAATGCAATAAATAATTCAATCCCAATAATCTCTACAACTGGAAGATAGTTATCAGCAATGTCAGCTAAGGTTGTTTCCTCTATCAATTCTTGCATTACATCACTCATGTTCTCCTCGCTTTCTCGCTAGGTAACTTTTTTCGTGTAAGCTAGGCTAATCCAACCTAGTCCCGATTTTAATCTTCCCCAGCCACTCTTTTCTTCTACAATGGTATACTTATTTTTCTTGCCAGCGACTTCTGCAATTGTACCAGTAACTCTAAAATTGGTACCAGCTCCTGCTCGTATGTTCAACACGTTGGCAGTAGTATTGATTTTGTATTCCACCTTGCCATTGCTAGTAGCTCCATCAAGTCGTTTTACAAAATCCAATCTAATCCAACCTGCTCCTGATTTTAATCTTCCCCAACCATTTTTTTCTTCCACAATAGTATACTCTTTTTTCTTGCCAGCCATTTCTGCGATTTTACCTATTATCGCATAACTTGTACTTGCACCTGCTCGGATATTCAACACTCCACAAGTGGTGACGATTTTGTACTCCGCAAAAAATGTGGCTGGTGATGATGCTGATGGCGCAGGTGTCGGTGCTGGAGTTGATGGACTAGGTGTCGGTGTTGTTTCGCCCGATATCTCTTTATCGTACTTATCCAACCCAAAGCGTTTGATAATATCCGTAATCTTAGCAACATACCTAACATCAGTGGCATATCCACCGTTTTTAATCAACGTAATTTGCTCGGCGTAATTTTTACAGTTTTGAATACCTGCATACCTTAGTTTGCCCCCGACCAACGCACCAAGTAAATATGCGCTATGGTCTGCGATTGAGTCCTCTACACAAGGGTACTTTCTAAAGTCCGCCGTGATAGTGCTTTCTTTTCCATTTCTGTCTTGCTCTTTTGTTCGTATTGTGTGTTTAGAGTTACCATCCCAAACTGTTCCTGGCCATGTGTTACCTGATAGCGTTGTTTTCATACCAAAGTGATTGTTAGCATTTTGGGCAAGGTCTGTTGTGCCATAACCCGACTCTAAAATCATTTGTGCGGTTTTCACAGATGGGAAAATTCCATATCGTTTCGCATCTTCACGACAAAGTTCAAGCATCTTTGCGGCAGCATCTTGATTAGATAGTCCTTTAAAGATTGTCGCTTGCGTACCATTGCCCTTTGTTTTATTCTCATAAACCATCTTGCCATCTGGGTCAAACACTTTATAGCCTGCAGGACAATCTCTTTTCGCATTGTCTAAGCTTTCATATGCTCCAATTTGGCTTTTTTCATCTGCCCAAGTTTTTCGGATACGGTAGAACTTTTTATCATTATCAGTTACTGGTGTTGATGGTGCTGGTGTTGCAACACTATCACCACTAATCGCTTTCTTAAAATCTGCCCACTTATGCTTTGTGTTGTCGTACACATATGGATTGCCACAAATCTTTCCTGTTATATCATAATGTCGTACTACGTTGCTGGCTGGTATGTTGTATTTCTTCATCAAACTTTTAACTAATTCAATTGTCGCAGCAACGGTTGCATCTTCAAAGTACCAATCCTTATCCGTTGCACCCATCGTTTTTGTTAACTTCTTGCGTACACACATCTCAACGCCAATGGTGTTGCTATTTCTAAGACTTGGATGCTTATAGCTACTTGCTCCACAATGCCATCCAATATCTTTATCTTTAATACTTCGCCAAATCTCTCCTACAAATCCTACAAACAGATG